CAGAACCTGAATCTAGTTCTGCTAATGCCTCTTCTTTACAATCTTGACTACAGAATAAATCCAATTCATCTTTTGGTTGGAATTCTTTCTCACATTGTTTACATTGTTTCATTTTTTTCTCCCTCGTTTTTTTCTTAATATTTTAACTCTTTGATGCCATAACCATGCAGTAAGTTTAATAGAATAAGTTTCTATTTTTGAAAATAATATATCAATAAAACCAAAAAAATTATATAACCATTTATCCATCATTTAGTTGCAATTTTACCTTTGTTAGGCCCTTCCTTAATTACATATTTTTGTGTACCATTGGCACCTGTTTCTACTTCTTTTTTTAAATTTTTAAATAAAATTTTTTCTTTATTTTTTTTATCTTTTTCTTTTAAAAATGTTTCAATTGTTTTAGTATCTCTCATTTATCCTCCTTTTTTTCTATTTCATAAAACATTTTGTCACTATCTTCTGTAACCCAGTCCGAATCTTCACAATCCCAGACTGTATTTTGTACTTTATAGTCAGGCCAGCTGTTATCAGTAGTGTAACTATTAACATGCCACAGAATGCGATTATTAGGCTGAGCTGCAAAATTGCCGTTATTAAGAGCCAATATATGTGCACACTTATGTTCTTGAGGTATTTCACTGTGTTCAACATTGAGTATATTAGTCTCCGGGTGCGCCCAATCAACTGTAAATAAATACTGTCCATGATAAAATTTTTTATCTTTACCTAAATATTTTCCATCTATACCAGCCAGCCAATCAAAGCAATGCACACTAGGCCAATAACTAAAACAGTTCCACAATTCCAACTCGTCGACTGACATATCTGGCACTTCGGATCTAGAAAAATGTTTTTGGAAAAACGCTGAGATAGGCAACCTCCAATAGCACGCACCATTGGGTAACATGATATTAAATAAGAGTGCACGACCTGAAATAGAGACAAGACCAAAGATAACGCAGTCACAACTATCTCCCTTATACTTTTCATCCATGTCGTAAAGATATTCTTTACGGATTTTACAGTAAATTGGTGGTATGTTTGCGTTAAGATATGCCATAAGTTCCTCATTTTATTGCTCCTACTAAAATTTCTTTTCCTTTAAAAGAAGGTTCTCCATAATGCAATATTTTTCCATTGAAAACAACCATTTTTCCTTTTTTAGGAGAAAATTTTTTATTTATAGGATCTTTTAATACTGTGTCTCCATCTGAATTATTTAAATATAATATAAAACTATAATCATCTGGTTTATGTAAATGTTCTCTTTGATAACCTCCTTTTTCATATTTAATATAATGTATATGAAATATTTTTTTATGTAATTCATTTATTGGAACGATTTGTTTAAGAATATTATCTGAAAATAATCTAATTATATTTTCACTTTGAAAACCTTTTTCAGTGCATGTTTGATTAGAACAATCCATACCTTTATATGAATTTAATATTTTTTTAATTTTATCTATTATTTTTTTATCTACATTATAATATACACATTCAAACATAATATTTACCCATGTATTTCACCCCAAGTATTACCATATTCATAATCAACTTTATTTGGGACAGCTAATTTAACAGCGTTTTCCATAATCTCAATTATCTTTTTAGCCTGTTCTTCCGACTCAATAGATATATCTAATTCATCATGTATTTGAATGTGCGGTATAATACCTTCATTATATAAATCTAACATTGCTTTCTTCGTCATATCAGCTGCACTGCCTTGAATTAATTTATTTAAAGCTTTGTAAGTCATTGCTCTTCTTATATTAGCTCTTGTTGCATTAGGATATTTTTCAAAATACGCAGCTTCTGCATCAGGTTTACTCATAGGTGCAATAAATTTACCATTGTTCCATTCAGCTATTTCCCATTTATCAAATCTACATCTACGACCTAACAGTGTACCAATAGATCCAGATTTTTGAGACATCTGAGAAGTCATGTTCATAAGATCTTTTACAAATGGAACATTCTCATGATATTGATTAAATAATTTTTCCGCTTCATCTTTAGTAGCCAAACCTAATTCTGCTTGTAATTTTGCTTTACCCATTCCATAAAACAAACCTAAGTTAATTGTCTTTGCTTGTGATCTAGATATTCCTGCCATGTCAGCAACTTTTTGGTGAAAGTCTACAGAGTCTTTTTGAAATTCTTTAACAATGTCTACAACAGAATCATCATACATAATTGGATCAGTGTTTGCCGCATAGTGTACAACCAATCTTGGTTCTTGTTGTGAATAGTCAAAACAACCCCAGGTACAATTTTCTTCTGGTATAAATAAACCTCTAATCATTGGACCTAAATCTTTATTCCTTGCAGGAATTTGTTGTAAGTTTGGATTACTATAACTAAATCGTCCTGTCACCGTTCCACCTTGATCAGAACGTATTGGATTTATATCTGCATGTATTCTACCTTTATATTCATGTTTTAAAATTGTATCTATAAAAGTTGTGTGTGCTTTATTTATTTCTCTTGCTTTTGCAATTTTTTGTACTAAAGGATGTTCGTGTTCAGACAGAAAATTTTTAGTAAAACTAGGCGCTTGTGATTTTACAGTTCTTTCGTAAGGTAAATTTAATTTATCAAAAACTTTTGCAATGCTTCTTGCAGCCCATATCTGTGGCTCAATACCTGTCTCTTTTTTTACATCTAATAGCAATGCTTGCTCTTGTTGTGTTAATCTTTTCTTTAGTAAGTGAGCTTTCTCCACATCTACTCGCACACCTTTAAATTTCATATCAATCAAACATGGAAATAATTGTGTTTCCAGATCAAATATTTTTTCTAATTTTTGTCTTTGTATTTCTCCAGATAATTTTTTAAATAATTTTAAAGTTAATGTTGCATCTTTTTCTGCATAAGCTCCAACATCCATTGCAGGTAATTTATACATTTCTGATTTAGCATCTATACCGGCTGCAGCTGCTGCATCTAATAAAGCTTTTTCATCTTTTACTTCACCAAGATAATCAAAACCAACACTGTTCAAAGAATAAAATAATCTGTTCTCGTCAATTAAAGATGCCATCACCATTGTGTCAATGATATGTCCATTGATCTGTATTCCGTATGATCTTAACCAACACACATCATACATTGCATTATGAAATATTTTTATGGTGTCTGTTGCACAAACTTCTTTTATATAATCTATTACAATTCTTTTATCTAAATTACCTTCTCTATGTCCTATTGGATAATAACCAGACCAACCATCAACAGCTAAAGCAAAACCTATAATCTCACCTTCACCAATTACTGCACCAGATCCTCTTGTTTTTAAATTTGGATCTCTTGTTTCTAAGTCAATTGCAATATATTTTTCTTTACTTAAATCAGGAAAATTTTCTGGACAAGTCCATTCTGTTGCTGCTGTAAACATTATATCAAATCAAATAAATAAATTGTTACTAATGAATAAAAAAATAAATCATGCACTGCAAATAAATTCATTTCTTTTTACTCATGTCTTTCATCTTTTTAATTTCTAATTCACAATAATGAATTATCTTTTCTAAGTCTTGTATACCATTTTTATTCATATATCTACACACGTACTTAATTACATTCCCTTGAAAAAATGAAAGATCATTTTTTGAAATAAATTCATACGGTTGAATGTGAAAGTCTTTGTAGTGATTCCCGCCTATTTGTTTATTTTGTGGAAATGCTTCATCAAACATATCTTTACTTGTCATATTATTTCTTCTCCTATGTTATATTGATATTCATAACCTTGATTCATTATGAATAAGTTTTCTTTTGCTCTTGTTACACCAACAAAAAATAATCTATGTTCAGTGTCCTTATTTACTTGAGCTGCGTTGTAAATAATTCTTTCTAAATCTGTAAATAAAATAACATTTTCAGCTTCTTCACCTTTAACTGCATGTATCGTAGATAGTTTTATTCTTGCCGGTTTGTTTAGATCCTCGCCGCTCGCTACGAGTTCCCGGATATAATCGACCTGGTAATCTTTAAACTTTAATACACTCCAATCCCCTTCAGCAAGTAATCCATGTTCGGAACGTAGTTCATCAATATCAATCGAGTCTACATCAGCTAGAGTCTTGCCACTAGAAAACCCATACTTTACGTCGCCGGTTTCACATTTTAAAAATTGATAAATGTTTTGAGCTTCTTCACCAGAAATATTTGCACCTTTATTTAATCTATCCCAATCATTGATAGCTTTCATTACTTCTGAAGGCAGTAAGTCATTGAATTTACAGTCAAATCTATATCCAGTATCTTGTAACACAGGAACTAATTTTTTCATTTGTTCATTTGTTCTAGTTATAATCATCCACTCACCTTTACTAAAATCAATATCTTCTAGTTCTAAATTATCTATAACTTTACCTTTAGCATTTCTTGGTTCCCAATCTTTAATTCTTCTTTCATCTATGTTTTCTAAAATAGATAACGCAACTTTGTGTACAGCTTTAGGTACTCTTCTTGATATAATTTGCGGGTCCATTACCCCTTGTAGATTTATAAAAGTTTTAGGGTCTGCCCCTTGAAACGAATAGATAGCTTGATCGTCATCCCCTGCAATGTATGATCTTTTACAACAGGACTCGATGTAAAAGAACATTTCCCACTGCAAGGGATTCAGATCTTGAGCTTCATCAAGAAAGACGGCGTCGAGGGAGGGACACAATTTCTTTCTTGTGAATTCTGAGATCATGTCTGAAAACTCAAACATGTTATAATCATTTTTATAATCAATAATGTCTTGATTAATTTGTTCTAGTAAGGGAATACTTATAAAGTCTATTAAATCGAGTTCTATTGCTGCATCTTGTAAATCATCTATTTTTCTAGATCGAGCATATTCTATAATTTTCATGTATTGATTTTTATATTCATTGAAACCATTTTCATGTTGCACAGTTTCAAAATGCAAATCAGTATGACCATATTTATTTTTAAATGCATTCCAGTTACTGTCTTTTAATAATTGTGCTTTAGTATCTATACCTAATCTTTTTGTTCCCATAGAGTGCATGGTACAAATCCACTCAAATTCAAATGTTGGATATTCTTTTTGTATTCTATCTCTTGCTTCATTAGCAGCTGCATTACTAAAAGTAATGTAACAAATTTTTTTAGAATCTGTTTTTCTTTCTATTAATTCATTTTGTAAATGTTTATGTATCAATGTATGTGTCTTTCCTGTTCCTGGTGGTCCTGCTATAATTGTTCTCATTCGAATGGTGCCGGTTCTTTCTTAGTTCTTATTGGTGTATATTTTTCTATCTCTATTTTTTCTACCATCCAAATCTTATGTTGTTTGTCTTTTATTCTTATGGTGTCACTTTTAGCTTTAAATAGATTTTCTAATAATCGTATTGTTTTATTTTTATTGTAAGTTTTTTCTGGCCAAGTTTTGCCTCTTAAAATAAAACTCCAAAAATCTTTAAATTTAAAATAAGTTATATTGTTTTCTGTGTAAGGTTTTCTTTTTAAAATGTCTTCTATGTTTTTACCATCACGACTAACAAATTCTGTAAGTAATTCTTTTAATTGAACATCGACCTTAGTATCATCCGGTGCTTCAAGTGTAGACATATTCTTCATTAAAGATGCTAATTGTTTTCTCCAAACAAGTTTA